CCAACAGCACAAGAACTCGCCGCTACTAACCTAGCCAAAGCACAAGCTGGTCAGATATTGGTTACGGCTGGCGCAGTATCTAGCGAAGAAGAAAGACAACGTGTTGCTACCGATAAGACAGGTGGCTATAACGAGATTGGTTTAGAAGAAAATGAAGCTCCTGAAGTTGAAGAATTAGCCGAGAAAGATTATTTAAACGCTGAAGATGCTGCAGAATTTAAAGAAACAGAACATCCAAGAGCAAAAAATGGCGAGTTTACTAAAGGAAATAGCAATACGTCGCAATCAAATGAGATAAAATCTGAAAAAAAAAACAAATTTAATGAACAAGAACATAAAGCAATAAAAGAATATCAGAATGGTTCTTATGGTTCGGAAGTTGGTGGTTATACTAATTTACAATCTGTTATTAGAACTGGCGAGCCTAAATATCCTAAATCTTGGAATGAATCAGGAAATGAAATAATTAAAAATTTACATTCTGCTTTTAATAAAGCATTTACAGAACAAGAAATGACTGTTTATCGTGGAATGCGAATTGAAAAAGGACAAAGTGAAGAATTTTTAAATGCCAAGGTTGGTGATATTTTGTCTGATAAAGGTATTACATCTACATCAAAAGATAAATCTATTATTACTAAACATTTTGTATCAAAATTAAATCATTCTGATAAAATTGTTGAAATGTCAATTAAATTGCCAAAAGGCTCAAAAGCGATAGATATTGGCAAATTAACTGATGAAAATGGAGAAAAAGAAATTGCAATTGCTCCAAATACTAAATTTACAGTATTGAGTAAAGAAATAATAAATGGTATTACTAAATTAACATTGCAAGCTGAAAGCAATGAAACTAAAAAAGAATAGTATCGTTGCTGGCGCATTACGCCCTAATGTTGGCATATCCACAGCTTATGCTAAAGCCATTGTCAATGAATTAGAATTGATGTATCGTGATATTCAAAGACAACTTGATAAAATAGCTAAGAGTGAAACTTACGGTCAGGTGATGGATGCTTCATTAGCCAGCCAATATAGAATTATGCTTAACGCTCTATTGCGTAAATGGAAACCACGATTTGATAAAGTAGCCAAAAGTGCTACTGAGCGCATGATTGAGCGTTCTCTTAAATATAGCGATATTGCATTAAAAAACTCGCTACCTGATATAAGCATTGATACCTCGTATAGTAACGCTATACTAGATGATGTTATTAAAGCCAGCTCATTAGAAGCGGCTAATTTGATTAAGCTAATACCTTATAAGTTTTTGAATGAAATACAAGGTCAAGTAATGCGTTCCATTACAACTGGGCGTGGCATGAAAGATTTAGTACCTTTTTTAACAAAAAAATATAAAGGTAACGTGCGCCATGCTAGACTTGTCGCATCAGACCAAACTCGCAAAGTTTTTCAGTCAGTTAATACAAACAGATTGAAGGCTGTAGGAGTGAAGAAGTTTATTTGGATTCATTCAGGTGGTGGCAACGAACCTCGTGAATTACATATCAGAATGTCAGGGAATGAATATTCTTTTGATGACCCACCTTATATTGGGGATATGTATGGAGCAAGGGTATATGGCTTACCTGCTGACTTGCCAAATTGTCGTTGCATTTGTAAGCCCATCATCAATTTTGATTTAGAGGAATGACCATGAAAGATAAACTAAACGCTGTTGAATCAGCAAATATGTCAATCAGCTCCATTGCTGGTTTAGGCGAATCAGCTCAAGCAGAAGGTGTTTACACTTTCAAATGTTTCGATAAAGTAGGTGGCGCATTGCTTTGGGAACAAGTTATTGACAATGTAGTATGTACATTAGGTAAAAATTTAATGTTACAAACAACCTTAACTGGTTCAGGTTATACAGTAGTTGGTCCATACATGGGATTGATTTCTTCAGTATCATTTACTGCGGTAGCCGCCGCAGATACAATGGCTTCACATACTGGTTGGTTAGAAGCTGGTTCTACTAATGCTCCTACATTTGCCGCTCGTATTGCTCCAAGTTTTGGTACAGCCGCCGCTGGTGCAATTTCAACATCAACTCCAGTTAGTTACACAATGACAGGTGCAGGTACTATTGAAGGTGCTTTCATTACTTATGGTACTGGTGCAGTAACGACTTTAATGAGTACTGCTGGTACATTATTATCGGCTGGCGTATTTACTGGTGGCGCACAACCTGTAAACAGCGGCAACGTAGTTCAAGTTACTTACTCTCTAAGCGTATAAGGATAACATCATGGCTTTTACAAACGGACAAACAGTAATTCAAGTTTTACCAACCGCAATTACAGGTACAGTTGATGGTTTTGGTTTTGACCCAGTAACAGGATTAGTAACAGTTTTAGTTGGTTACAAAGATGCTGACGGTAATGACCAACAACGCTACTTTCAACAAAATGAAATTGATGCGGTAGCTTAATAAAATAGCCCCTATGTTCTATACATACGCTCACTATACCCCTGAAGGATGCTTATTTTATATAGGGAAAGGTAAGGGGAAACGGGCGTATAGATTTTACAATAGGGGCGCATATTGGAATAATGTTGTTTCCAAACATGGAAAACCCAATGTGCAAATAGTTGCAAGTTGGAAAACCGAAAAAGAAGCATTAGACCATGAAGTGGTATTAATTAAATGTTTTCGGGATTTAGGGCATAAACTCTGCAATCAAACAAATGGCGGAGAAGGAACAAGTGGGCGTGTATTATCAAGTGAGCATAAAGAAAGATTGGAGCAATAAATGTTTACTTTAGCGGATAGGGTTCAAGAAACTTGTGCCGCACCCGGTACTGGGATAGTCACATTATTAGGTGCAGTTACAGAATATCAATCATTTTCTGCTGGTATTGGTGCAAATAATACAACTTATTATACTATTGCTGACCAAACTGGTTCAAATTGGGAAGTGGGATTAGGCACGATTGGTGCAACTGGATTAACCTTAACCCGAACTACTATATTAGCTTCGTCTAATGCTGGTTCAATTGTTAATTTCAGCGTAGGTACTCAAAATATTTGGTGCGATTATCCTGCTGGTAAAGCAGTTTATGGAACTGGAACTACATTAGTAGCTCCTAGTGGCACTATTCTTCCAGTACTTAATGGCGGTTCAGGGGTAACAACTTCAACAGGTTCAGGCAATACTGTATTAAGTACAAGCCCTACATTAGTGACACCTTTATTAGGTACACCAACATCAGGAGTTCTTACTACTTGTACAGGTTATACTTATGCGAACTTGAGTGGAACAGTTCCTACATGGAATCAAAACACCACAGGACAGGCTGGCTCTGTTGCTAATAGCGTTACATTTAATAATGCTGGTACAGGTGCGGCTTCAGGTACTACTTATAATGGGAGTGTCGCTCAAACTATTTCATATAATACTGTTGGAGCGCAAGTTGCAGGAACTTATGTAACCAGCGTTACAGGAACAGCCCCCGTAGTTTCTAGTGGCGGTACTACACCAGCTATATCAATGGCGGCGGCAACAACTTCAGTATCAGGATATTTAACTTCTACCGATTGGAATACTTTTAACGGCAAAGCGCCATCAGTTACTTATACAACTACTTACATACCATTTGGACAAGGTACAACTACACCTAATCTATCGGCTAACTTTACTTATACAACGGGTACTGGTTTATTGGAAGCACCTGCAATACAAGCATCAAATGGTATAATTTTAAATAGCAAAACAATCGGCACTACATTTTCTATTCCAACGGCTGATAATGCTATGTCAGTTGGGCCAGTCACTATTAATAGTGGTGTAGTAATTACTGTACCATCTGGCAGTCGTTGGATTGTAATTTAAGGATAAATAATGGCATCAATAATTTCAGCCTCAACTACAAGTGCAACAGCCCTAAATCTTAGTGGTGATACTACAGGTATCTTACAACTATCTACAGGGGCAACACCGACTACTGCGGTCACTATAGATGCTAGTCAGAATGTGGGGATTGGTACTACAAGTGCATCTAATACTCTTTTTTCAGCAGGTAAATCTGACGGTGGGATTTACACTAAATGGGCGGCTTATTTTGGAAGTAATGCTGGTGGAGCATCTGTAGCTAATGGATTAGGACTAACATTAGGATGGAATTATTCAGCTGGTGGCGGTGAAAGTAATATTGTTTACGGCACAATTGCAGGTGTTTCTCCAGCATTAGCTTTTTCTTCATCTACAGGTACTGTTCAGACAGAACGTATGCGTATTGACTCTAGTGGTAACGTAGGAATAGGGACGAATTCGCCAAGTAGTTCACTTGATGTCAGAGGTAGCACAAATACTATTATTACCTCACAAGGAACGTCAGGTTATGGCGGCTTCTACGCTAGAGGTAGCGGGACAAATGCTGCATACTTATTTATGGGTAACATAACCAATGGCGAAGGTTTCAGACTTACAAATGATGCCGCCAACGGTAATGCATCATTTTCTATTGGTTCAAGTGCAACAAATGTAATGTTGATGGATGTCAGCCAAGTTTCTGTTGTTGCTCCAACTGCAAAACTTGGCTACGGCACAGGCTCTGGTGGTACTGTTACACAGGCAACAAGCAAGTCGACAGCGGTAACGCTGAACAAGCCTACTGGTCAGATAACTACAGCATCTGATGCGTTAGCCTCTTTAGCATCAGCAACTTTTACCATATCCAATTCTTTAATTACTGGTGCAGATACAGTAATAGTTACTAGCGGAAATGTGAATTATTCCGTACGAGCAATTACATCAAGTTCTGGCAGCTTTCAAATAATTATAAAGAATGAATCTGGTGGGTCTCTATCTCAAGCAGTAGTCATTAACTTCGCAATCATTAAAGGAGCAACATCATGATTTATTTAGCCACAGTAACACACGACATTAAATCTAACACACTAGAGGCTACATGGCTTGAAGAAACCCTTGATGCTGATGGCGTAGTCTTATCCTTAACTCGTAGCAAGTGCCGTAACTATTCAGCAGAACAGAAAGCCGAATTTGATGCTGATACAGGTACAACAGTTTATTCTGCGTTGGCTGGGTGGTAATATGTCAAGCATAGTCGTAGCTGGCGATACAGAGTAATGACTACTTCTGTTTACTGGATACACCGACCAGAGCATACAGATATGTTTACTCAAGGGTATATTGGGATAACTAAGAATTTAAAAAGACGATTTAAAGACCATGAAGTTAGAACTACTAATGAACATTTAAGGCATGCTATTAATAAATACGGATGGGATAATTTGGTTAAAGAAGTTATTTTAATTGCAGATAAATCTTACTGTTTAATGATTGAGTTAAAACTTAGAGCTACTACAAGTATTGGTTGGAATATTGCAGAAGGTGGGGGTATGCCTTCTCATATTAATATTTGGAATAAGGGAAGAGTAATTCCTCAAGATGAACTTGCTATAATGAAATCTAAAGGATTTGGATTTGTAAAAGGTTGTAAAACTTGGAATGATGGATTGGTATATACAGAGGAAATGAAAGCTAAGATGTATGACATTAGTTCTTTAACAAGAGGCAAGCCAGCACATAATAAAGGCAAACCAATACTTCCTCATGTTTTAGAAGCTATGAAAAAATCTATTTTAGGTAAACCACAATCAGAAGAATCAAAACATAAAAAATCATTAGCTAATAAAGGTAGAATCTTTGAAAAAGTAACTTGTCCAAATTGTGGTAAATCAGGTGGAGTTACTGGAATGAAACAATGGCACTTTGATAAATGCACAGGTAATAAAATGTTTAATGCAAGAACAACAATAAATGGTAAACGTATATTTTTAGGTAATTTTGCTACTAAAGAATTAGTTAATTTAACTATTGAAGCATATCGTAAGGAGAATAATTGTGGGTGATATAGTATTAGCAGGAGCAACATCAGGAGCATGTACATTACATCCAACAGATATATCTGGGAGTACAGTATTAACCTTGCCTAGTGTGAGTGGTACAGTATTAACAAGTGCTACAGGTCAAACATTAACAGCACCTATTATCAATGGTATGGGTTCTAGTGTCATTACATCAGGTACAGCAGTAGCTAGTACAAGTGGTACATCAATAGACTTTACAGGTATTCCTAGTTGGGCTAAGAGGGTTACTGTAATGTTTAATGGGGTGAGTACAAGTGGTACTTCTATAATTAATTTACTATTAGGTACAGGTGGTACTCCAACTTATGCTACATCAGGATATTTAGGCACAATGTTTGCTACGATTGGTGGTTCGACTGCCATAACAAATCTTAGTACAGCTATAACTACTGCAGATACTGGAGCAGCAACATGGGTAAGACATGGTAATTTTACATTTACAAATGTTACAGGTAATACATGGACATTTGTAGGAACATTAGCAAATTCAGAATCAGTAAGAACTGGATTAATTTCAGGGTCTATTGCTTTAGGTTCCGCTCTTACAGCAATCCGCATCACTACAGTAAACGGCACAGACACCTTTGATGCTGGCTCAATTAATATTCTTTGGGAATGATTATGACTAATCATATAAAGGACAACACATGGCTATAGTTTTAGACGGAACAAATGGTATTACATCTCCAGCAGAAACAACTGGAGTTGTAACAGCTACCTCAATTACAGGATTAACTACCCCACTTAGTGTTGCTCAAGGTGGTACAGGAACTACTACTGGAGTATCAGGTACTTTACTTAATGCTCAATATATTACGGCAACAGGTACTTATACTCCAACATCAGGAACTACTTTTGTTATTGTAGAAATATGGGGTGCAGGTGGTGGTGGTGGCGGTAGTGTTGCAGGTGGCTATGTTTCAAGTGGTGGGGGTGCTGGTGGTTATGCACGTAAAAAAATTACTTCAGCATTTAGTGGAGTAACTGCTACTATTGGCGCAGCAGGTACAGTAGGCTCAACGGCAGGTAGTAATGGCGGTACAGGTGGTACATCATCATTTGGTGCTTTAGCTTCTGCAACTGGTGGAGTAGGTGGAACAGGTCAGACTGCTACTACTCAATGTGTTGTACCTGGTACTGGTGGTGCTGGTGCAAGTGGAGATTTAAACTTAACAGGCAATCCTGGTACAAGTGGTAGCTTTGGTGCAGGTGCTGTTCAAGTTGTAGGTCATGTAGGTGGTGCATCAAGTCTAGGTGGCGCAGGTTATGGTAAAGGTTATCCTAGTGCTGCTTCTGCTGGTGTAGCTGCTGCTGCAAACTCAGGTTCTGGTGGTGGCGGTGGATATGCTGCTGCAACAACTGCTGTTACTGGTGGATTAGGTGGTTCTGGATTAATAATCGTTTGGGAATATAAATAATGCAAGCATTAATATCACCTGAAGAAAACAACCGTATTGCAGAGGTGGCAGTACAATCATTTGAAATAGCCCCACCTTTATATTGGGTTGCGTGTGCTGATGATGTTACAACTGAATGGACTTATATTAATGGCGTGTTTATAGCTCCTATTATTCTTGAACCTATCATAGTTTCTCAACCTACAGCAGCAGACCTCATGGCAGAGCTACAAGCCTTAACAGCTAAGATACAAGCACTATGAAACACTTAGAAGTATTTGGTAACTGGTGGGATGGAATATTAAACGCCTTCCCTTTTTGTTTAGACGATATTTATATCAAAACAGTAGGCATTGCTTGGTTATTTACAATAGATGGCAAGTGGTGTTTTATCCCTAAGATAGTACCCAATGATTGGCAATATGCTAATGCCTGTATCTTTGTTAGGTTTGGCTTACCATTTGCTTTCTTCATGCAACTTAGGTGTTCTACAACACACTTATGGCAAGGTGGTTTAGGTTGGAAACAAAGCGGTAGGTTTGCTATACATTTTAGATTTCAAACGGATGCAAGTGCGGCCGCTGGATTTCATGTAGGTATGCCTAATACTGACCAAAGTGGTGGTTTTGAGTACGGTAGACATTAAATGTATGGATTTCAACCAATATCATCAATACCATTATCAGGAACGAATGGTGTAATATTTCTAATAACTATATCTGAAAGTGGAAATGCAGTAGAAGTAATTTCAGTTGTTTCAATTGATGCGGAAAATATAACTGAAAGTGGAAGTGCGGTAGATGTAGTA